CTCCATTGTCACCTGATCCGCCATTACCTGACTTACCGCCGGCATTTCCGCCACCGCCGGCTCCACCACCACCACCATCTCCGGTGTGATCTTTTCCGTCTTCACCCAGTGTTGCTGGTGAATTGGATGTTGCCGAATTTGTGTTAATACCTGCTGTACCGTTTGAACTTTTTCCTGCACCTGCGCCTCCACCGCCGCCACCTGCTGTTGCGACCGCTGAGCCATTTACGAACACGGTTGTGGCTCCGCCACCGCCACCTCCCGAACCTGAATACGGTTGTGGTCCAGCGTTACCGCCTTCACCACCTGAAAAACCTGTCTTTCCTTTACCATTACGACCACCAGGAGCACCACCTCCTGAACTACCACCCGCACCACCGCCACCGACTGCAACTTCTAGCACGTCGCCAACGTTCGATGTTAGTGAATAAGTTGTTTTTGATACATGATGTCCCGCGGCACCATTGCCTCCAGGTCCACCTGCGTCAGAACCTCCGGCGCCACCTGCACCACCCCATAGGTACATGTCAACTGAAGTTGTCCCTGCCGGTATGGTTACTTGATTGAGTGTTCCTGAATATTGGAATTTTTTAATTATTGTGGGCATTGTTATGCCTCATACTTAAACCAGAAGTCGCCATCACTACCGCCACTTGGGTCTGATGTTGAAACTGTTTTCTCTGATCCGCCCCATTTAGATCCAAATGCTACAATCTGTCCAATTGTTGGAACAGATGTATCCGAACCGTCGGACGTTGTAATTGCTGAGCCAACTGCTGACATCTCGATACCAGCAACAGTGAATATACCCGACGAGTCTGTCTTGATAACTGTGCTTGGCGCTGATGCACCATTTGTTGTTGTATCTGCGTCTCTAATTAATTGTGAATAATTTTGTGCCTCTCCAGCCATCCATCTGTTTGTGGTTGGCTCGTAAAATAATCTTGCGTCATCAGTGTCAGATGTTTCAACTATTAAACCTGAATCTGCTTCGCCGTTTCCTGAATTTAGTTTAATGAATGCGTCATCTACAAGATTGATCACACTCCCACTCTTATCAAACTCACCACTTACCGTTAAGTTTCCAGTCACAGTGACATCACCTGTGATGTCTACTCCGCCGTCTGCACCTGTCAATTGTAAAGGAGTTTTTGTCACTCCACCATCATTGACTGTGAATTTTAAATCCTTGTCCTGAGATGTCTGTGCTACCGTTACATCATTGCTTGATACAGTTATCGTTAATTCTTGTGCGTCACCTACAATCACTCCGTCATCTGTGTCAACAGTCAGTGCACCGGTTGTAGTGTCAGCCGCATCTGCTCTTAAAAAGTTGCCACCTGCTATAAGTGTGCCTGATGTGTTTGTTGTTCCTGACACATCTATCGCAGAAGCCTGTGTGTTTGTTCCTTCGAATACTGCTCCCAGTGTTGAATTAAGTGTGAATCCTGCTTTGACTGAAGCAAATCCTGTCTGTGTCACGCTTGGTGTGAATGTTTCTTTTGAAAGTATCGCAACTCTAGTGTTACCTACATACATTGAGGAAACAACCTTGTCACCCCCTGAACTGCCAAGTGTTTCTATTTGCCAACCTGAAAGCGTCTGTGAGGACGTGAAAACAGGTCCTACTAATTGGAATGCTGATCCTGTGTAAACAAAAAGTTGATCAACGTCTGAGTCGTGCCAAAGATCACCTGCTGAAGGTGAAGTTGGTGCTGTTGATTGTGATGTTGATCCCCCTGTTGGCTCAAAAGCCGTCCCGTTGTATACCTTTAAATTGTTTGTGTTGTTGTCAAACCATAACTCACCTTTTAATGGTGCACTTGGTGCCGATGTTGAAGATGAATTTTCTAATAATTTTACAAGGTTTTCGTTTAAACCTTCACCAAACCCGGAAAAACTTTTTCCAAATAATGTTAATGAAGTGCTGTTATCCGAAGTACCGTCAGTAATTGTAGTTACTATTGTTCCGTCTGTTCTATTAATTGTGTACGCCATATACCTGTATTTATAGTCTTCCTACGCTTATTAAAATGACACTTTCACCAGCGTCTGTTTTGTTTTCCATTGCTTTTCCTACTACAGAACCCAATACCGGAGTGCTAGCCTTTTGGGCACAGCCAGGATGTGTTCCGCAAGTGGTCAAAAGATCACCTTTTGCTACGACACCGTGTACTTTACATTTGACCTTTCCTACCAAGGCAATTGCTTGTCCCTCTGATTTGTCATTCATCAAGTACGCAGGATCTTCACTTACTACTCCTGCAACCCTAGTGTCATTTGAAATTGTTGATTGTGTTACTTCTTTTTCTCCGCCAAAAACAACCACTGTGCCAACTTCGTAGTTAGAATCAGTCTCATATTTCTCAGCCAAGTCAGCGTATTGTGCCGATGTGGCTTTTGCGAAAACTGTATTGTATCCTTTGTCAGTGGTTCCTATATCATACGTGGCATCGTCTGATGGTCTGATGTTGTTTGATATTAGCGTGCCAGTCATTGTGCCACCGGCCAAAGGCAAATCCAAAGATGCAGTACCTGTTACATTTCCTACCACGTTACCTGTCAAGTTACCTGCAAACGCTGTCGCTGTGGCAGTTCCTACAACTTGTAATTTTGTGCTAGGAGTTGTTGTGCCAATACCAACCGATGCCGCCGAACCATCTATCGTCATTACTGTCGTTGTGGTTCCACCATCGTTTACTTTGAACGTTATGTCTGTGTCCTGTATGACGTTAGACATAATAATACCTGTGCCGTCTACTGTGATCGACAAGTCACTGTCTACTCCAACCTGCAATCCAGAATCATTGTTGATTCCTAGCGTACCTGACGTGGTGTCATTGGCATTTGATTTTAGGAATGTTGATGCGGCCTCACCGCCCAAAGAGTCTGCGTCTGTGGCAGTGCCTTGGAACTTGACATCGGATATCGCAGTGGTCAGTGTAATACCTTTTTTGACTGTTGCAAATCCTGAAATAGATGTCTTTGGTGTAAACTCGTCTTCTGAAATGATGGCAATTAGATTACCGTCATTGAATAATTTTGTGATGTTTTGAGTAGCATCAGTGGAATCTAAAATAGAGTCAAACGTAAAACCGTTTGTGTTTCCTGTTGTTCCAGGAGGACCAACCAGTATAGAACTTGTACCATTGTAAAAGTACATCTGTCCTGTATCAGAATCAATCCATATATCTCCTTGCGCCAAATTGGAAGGTGCTGTTGATTGGTATGGTGCATTACCTCCGGCTGGTACAAAGGCAGATCCGTTAAAAACTTTTAATCTGGAATTGGTTGAATCGTAATAAAGTTGTCCTGTAATAGGCTTTGTTGGTTCCGTGCTGTTACTAAAATTTTCTAGTAAATGTAAAAAGTTTTCAGCAATAGATTCTCCATAACCTGCATAGCCTTTTCCGATAAAACTTAAATCAGTTTGTGTATTTAGAACACCATCTTGTACTGTGTATGCGTTTGGTGACGCTGAACTGTCTGTCTTGTTTACTGTGTAGGCCATCTATTAGTACCCTGTGTTACTGCCTGACGTCGTTCCACTTATTGTGTTTGATGTTGACAATGCAGTTGAACTTGTTTCAGTGAATGTTGTTAATGATTGTATTCTCAATGTGTAGTCAATCTGTATCAGTCTGTTTAATGATTTTTGCACAGGGTGGAAAACAACGTGTGTCAGTAACTTGTTTGTTGATCCGTTCTCAGTTCCTTCCCAACTCTTCAATCCAAGTTCGTCAAACACGTATTCGCCGTTGAAATCTGTTGTGTTGTCAAATGCAGACTGTCCTGTTGGCTCGCCATAGTCCAATGTGCAAGTGCAAACTATGTCGGTGTACTTGTTACCCGCAGTGTGCCTGACTTCCATCTTGTTTCTTGTTGTGTCTTTGTTAGTTGCTGAGTTGTCATCGATGACTTTGTAATATGTTTGGTTGTATAAGGTCGCATTCGAGCCTGTGGAATTTGGTGTCAGGTATGTGATTATACCTGTTGGATCTACTGAAGTACCACCGTTGCCCAATGCCATTTCATGTATGAATCCTGTTGTTTTGTTTGCTAATGAATTTGCCAGTGCCTGAGACATATTTTCGTAGTGGATAGCATTTCTTTTGTCCACCATTACTTCGCCTGTTTCTGGATCAAATATCTTGATATGACCCGTCATCATAACACCTGTGTTATCTTGAGGCTTTTTCTCTTCTTCTTTTGATTCTGTTGGTTTGTTGTCCTGTGTCATCTAGTGTATTTATTCAGGTGCATTTGTAGGCTCTTGTGCTATGAATCTAGCCTGTGCAGTAGTAGATGCCTGTAATCCTTTACCATCTGCTGGATTGCCATCCAATGCTGTGTACCATACCTGTCCTTTCTTCATTAGTATTTTGATCTGTGTTCCGTCAGCAGGAGCAGTGCTTAGAGTTACTGCCGCCGTGCTACCGTCCACGGAATAGTTTATAGTAGAGCCGTCCTCGCTAGTCAACAACAATCGTTGGCCACCAACAAATACGTCTAGTTGACTAACTGAGGTTGCGGCTTGAGTTGTGGTAAACGTAACACTGCTTCCATCACCTGTATGAGTGTCTGTATGAACAGTGTCCGTATAAGGTATAGTTTGAGTTCCGCTGGCATCTACCACTATAGTGCCACCGCTATGGTCCTTAATTCCTGTACCAAGTGTTCCACGTCTAAGTTGCCCTAGCGTGTTACCGTCCTTGGTGAAATATTCAATTCTTTCCTTGTCTACAAAGATTATCCCTGGCATGTTAAGTGCCGCATTTGGAACCGCTAAAATCGATCCATCTACAACTTGTATATTTTTCGATTCTGGCGTGATATCGTTGCTTAATTTTGTAGTGTGTACTTTTGAAATACGCTTGTAATGAGTTCTGTTCAGCATATCTTTGAAGATCCTAAAACCAGTCGGACCGTGTGCCGTCTCAACCGCGAAGTACATGACATCCAGTCTGTCACTGTCGGATATAGTTCTTGATGAAACCACAGTAATTGTGTTTCCTGAAACAGTATAATCTGCATTGGCTATCAACTGTTCACCGTTAAGCCACACATAGGTGTAAACATCATTCAGCGTGTCAAATCGTAATTTAAATGTATTGTCCGCTTTGCCCTGTAAAACCTCTCGCCTCAATTTCATTCCTAATGCATTATTGAAAGTTGTTACAGATATTACGTCACTTGCTGATAAAGATAATCCATCCGATGATATTTGTGCTGTGTCTAATACAACATCAGCGTCTGCACCTCCGTCAACAAAATATTGATTATTGATCAAAGTTGTTATCGCCACAACATCATTTGATGCCGGTGCAGTAACCAAGGTGACTGACTGATTGCTGATATCAACTGTGTAATCAGTGTTCAATAATTTTTCCACTCCGTTTACATGGACTTCTAACTGTGCCGCCGAAGTAATTGTTTTTTCAGGATCAACGGTTGAGTCCTCTCCCAATCCTGAGACAACTCCATACACATACGTGCTTCCGTCTCCAACATAATAAGACACGTCTGGTCCTCGGAGAACTTTGCCGTTGACCTCAACAATGGTCAAAGCACTGTGTGGTCCTATAGATCCTGGCGGATATGTCAATGAATATCTTTCAGTTGATCCATCGAAAGTAATTTGTTCGCTCCTTATAGAAGCAAAACTTCTAGTCGAAGTCGCTGACTTGTTGAAACCTGCGATCTGTATAAGTTTGTCTGCCGCCGGAGCAGAAGAGAAAGTCACTGTGACTGTGTTTGCAGTGATCGATGTTGTAAATGCTGTTGTAGGCACTCCTTCAATAGTGACAAAAATTTCACTTGATGTCGAATCGAGATTGAATTCGCCTCTTGTTGATGTTGTAAATGCTGTTGTGGATCCGTCTCCAGTGTACTGATCAATCACACGGAAGTTTTCACCAGAAATTGCAAAAGTTTTTGTTGCTATAATTGCATTATCTGCAGGTGCTGTGCCAAATGTAATTGTCTTGTTCGCCACATTAACAGTGTAGTCCGTTGTCAGTTTCTTGACCACATTATCTACTGTAACTGTTACACTTCCTAATGTGCCTGGGAAATCACCTATCGGGAACGTTGTGGTTGAACCGTCTCCCCTGCTGAACAGATCTGATATGAACGGCACGCCTGACTCCGGTGATGTGTAAACTTTAATATCAACAGTATCAAACATCTGTCCTGGCACCACCTCTTCTGGTGCGTAACTAGTGTCTGGAGTCACAAATCCGTCACCTTCTAATAATACGTCACTTGGTGCAGATCCAAGAGCAGATCCAAATAGTCCACCTTTGATTATGCTGTCCAGTGTTCTGTCATCACTTGGTGTCAATACACCGTCGTCGTCAAATGGTATGAATTCTATGAGTGCGTCGGTGTCAGGTATTGATGCCAAAGTGAACGCAGTTGTTGATCCATCACCTCTAAACACTTCACTTCTCTTCTCCCTTGTGCTGTCATCTCTAGTTTGGTATACCTGAAAGACATCTGTCGCCAGAGGCGCTGTGTCGAATGTGAATGTTGCAGAAGTTCCTGTTGCAGTAAAAGCCTTAATTCTCGACTTACCATAACTGTCCCACGAAAAGTCATACCAACCCGACTTGTCCCAACCTTGATCTTGCGAGAACAACAGTCCTGTGACTATCGTACCGCCATAGTCAACACCGGTCATGACCTGTGAAAGTTCATTGCCAGGCATTCCTGAACCTGGTGTGTAGAATCCTTTTGTTCTGTCGGATGCTGTAAGTCCAGTCTCGTCACCATATACCTTGTACAGATCTCCAATGGAATCATTGAACTTGGTTGTTGACGTGAAAGCACTCGTTGCCTTGTACAGTTGATTTTCATATCTAATTAATTGTCCATAAGCATAACTGGTGGACGCGGCCCAATCAACCACACTAGATGTACTTGAAATCCTGTCAAATTTTATCGTTGTGTCTATGTCTCTAACAAGGTCATTGTTTAAGTAAGCATAGGCCTTTGCTGTGTCGCTTGGTGTTGACCCATCATCGGCACCACCTGTGAATATGACTGCAGGTGTGCTGGTGTAGTCTTTTCCATTTGTGACAAGCGTGACTTTTGTAACGCTACCGTCCGACACTGTTGCTGTCGCTGTTGCGACCACGTTGTCAGGCACTGTGTACATTTTGAATGCGGCGGTTTTGGTGGACACTGCATGATTCATTGATCCTGTAGGCATATAGAAAGTGCCTGTGTATTCATCAAATGTATGAGTGTGTGCGGCGCCAGATCCGCCATTCTGCGAATCATATATTTCTGCCTGTTGTTGGTTTGTGAACAACGGATAGTAGTAACCAACCGATCCTGATGTGCTTCCGCTGTTGCTTGTTCCGTATATCTGGAAAGGACCTGTGGATCCTTTCGTGCCTCCCAATATAGTGACTGTTGGCGTCTTCGTGTATCCTGATCCACCTGATATCAATTTGATGCTCTTCACGTGTTTCTTGTGATAGTCATACCACATCTGGTGTGGGTATTCCGTAAGTTTATCCACATCCAACGAAGTGTTCAAATTTCTTATTTTACTGCTGTCAGTGTCATAAAATGGTGGATTGTCAAAATCTGTAAATATTCCGTCCTGAGTGTCTGTGCTTTGGTATCCAAGTTTGTACTCCCTTAATTTTGTATGGAAAGGCTTGACTTCATTAATGTAACTCTCTATCCAACTATCTGTACCCACTGTGTAGGTTTTTCTTTGGTCCAACTGTCTTACATTGTTTCTTGCGTTAATGAAAGATGTTTTGAACATCCAATCCACGTATGTCTGTTCTGATAAGACTTTTCTCAAGCCTGTGAAGAACAAAGTGTTGTATTCCACTGCTAATTCGTTAACAAATAGATCATCTCGCAACGCAGTAAGAACTTTTCTTGTTTCTGTTGCCGGTTCCTGGTCAAAGAAGTTGTCATCAAAGTTATCTTCACCCGCAAATCCTGTGTCATCCTGTGAGTAATCGTAAAGTTTGGTTGATAATCTTATTGTACCATTCTGCGTTCCTACATTGGTAAATCCTGTGGCAGTTTTCATGAAAAGTTTCCATCCACCAGTGTCTGCCTGTGTGACTTTCACGTGTTTTCCTACTGCTAGATCTAGGCCATCCAGTTCGTACTGGTATGTGACCTGTTTATCTATCGGGGTGTTCTCAGTATGTGCCATGTCTCCATCTGCCTTATACCAATCCACGTAACTCCAGTATTTGCTGGTGTTGTAAGTTTGTACCTTTGTTCTACTGAACACAGTGCCATTCCATTGATATATTGCCCAGAATCCACCCAGCGTCTCATCTGATTTGACAAGATAGTTCACTGTACCTGATAGTTCTTTTGTGTCAATGTAAGTCAAGTCAGCATATGTGTCTACCGATGCGTCCCACTCCAGGCTCTCTTCTGTTGGTTCTGGATCCTTTGAATCAAGATTTGACAAGTTTACAATGCCTGCCAACTGATATTTTTTCAGCACTGTGTTTGCGTAATCGATTATTTCTTTCAAAGCAGAAAATCTATCCACATACCAACTCTGCCTAGGTCGCATATTGTTTCCGTATCTTTCTGTCACCGGCAGATCAGGATCTGGAACTTTGTTACCGGATTCATTACTTCCTATTAGACTGTTCCACCATTGTGTCTCGACTTGCGTACCCGGTCTGTAAAACTTATCACCCTCCCTGACAAGTTTCCATATGCTGTGTGCGTCACCCTCAAATGTGTTTGTCCTAATGTCTATGTTTAAGACTGAACCATTTACAAGGTTGCTGGTGTCACGGAACATAATAAATTTGTTTGTGTCAGATGGTGCGTAAGCCTTAAATCCATATCTCTCTGGATCTGCTATCAAATTTGATATGAAAGAAGTAGTGCTCTTTCTGGTGACAACTGAAGTCTCAGGCATCATTGTTGAGTTCTTCACCCAGTAGAAGTAGATGTTTACAAATCCATCTAAGGCAGAACTGTATCTTTGTTTGACTGTGTAATTGGTGTCCTCCGGATACAGCGGTGTGCCCGAAACTTCTCCTGATTCTTCTCGCAATACATATTCGCTTGGAAGAAACCTTGACTCCACCCACTCATAGATATCTATGCTTGATCCGGGAAATGTCTTGCCCCAGTTGTTAACCTTAAACTCCTGACTGTCCTGCTCATACCATACCCATTTGACTTTTGATAGATCCCACCATACTTCTCCCACGTGTTCCTCCATCCAAGGTGTTTTCGAATTGGCCTTGTCTCCAAAATTGTACTGTGCTGGATCCCATGGTGTCTTTATATTAATTTCTCTGTCAGCAACTCCGGGTATCCTTCCCTTGACTGGATCATATAATTCCAGAAAGTCGCCTATTTGTTTTGTGCCTTTGTTGAATTCAAATACTTTTCCTAGTTTGTCAATATCCATAAGTGCTGTTTCGCTGGCAATATTTGTCCAAGCGTATGCACCTTTTGTGGTTAGGTCGAACACTGTAACAGTGCCGTCGTTTGAAACCGTCGAATCATCATTACCAAGATCTTCTGGTGATCCAACATACACTGTGCCGTCCGTCACACAAACCCCTCTTCCAAAATCATCATTATCAGACACGCTGGATGTCACCAATCTGTCATCGATAACAAATTTAGTATTGTACATTGTAGCAGTGTATACGCCGCCCGAACCAATATTGAGATCGACTATTGCAGTGTCTTGTAGGTCAAACGTTGTTTCACCTAAATCAAATTTCATTTCTCTGTCATTTGCAAATTTTTCTGCTCCTATGATCAGCCTGCTTCCGTCGTCATTTAGGTCAAGGCTAGATCCAAATTTCATATTTGAACGATTGTCGGGAGCCTTCAATGTTTGTTGCAAAGTATATGACAATGTTGAATCTCCGTCTGCGTCCCACTTGTAGTAATACACAGCACCTGCATCTGGCCTGTCTGTTGATCCATCATCAAGTCCGGGTGCACCAATTACTAGTGTTGTGCCATCTTTGCTCATTGTTAAAGAATCTCCAAATGCAGTGTTCAGAGATGAACCGTCTGTGGATATTCCTGTCAAAGTCTGTACAAGTGTGAATGCGTGTTGTGTGCTGTCGTCATTGCTTTGTGATGTTCTTCTAAATATTTCAACCTTGCCTGCGTTGCCAGGTGAAACAGATGACACTGCCAATATGTTTCCTGTGTCGTTGGCCTGCAATCTGTGTCCGAATCTTTTTCCTTGCCCTGGATCGGCCGATGTGATTGTCAAACACTCAGTCCAAGTGTCATACGTAGAACCGTCTGCACCAATTCCCCATTCATACATATAAATTTGGCCTGTGTCTGATTCATAACCAGGTGCACCAACAAATAGATATTTCGCTGTTGTGCTTCTTGTTGAACTTAAACCAGGTTCGCATATCTTGTGGGACCAACCAAAATTTTGTGCCTGTGAGGAGTCTGTTGTTGAACCGTCCTCTGGTGGTGTAATTGTATTCAGTATTGAATATTTGTATGTGGCAGGGTTCCATAGATAAATCTTAACCAATCCGTTATCGCTGTATCTTGTGCTACCGTCAGAACTAGTTGTGTTTGTGAAAGGCGCACCGGCGACCACAAAATTTTCATCAGTGCTTATGGACAAAGAATAGCCTAGCCTACTAGTGTTGTCGTCATTGTCTGTCATTGTCGCAGTTGATGACACACCAAATTCTGTTCCTGCTGTTGCGTCGTTTCTGAATAAGAAGTGTATGTTTCCTTGTCCAACAGTAGGTGCTGATATCACAACTGTTCTGCCATCATTTCTGGCAACTATTTGATATCCAAAATCCTGATCAGATGTAGTTGATGCAGGAGAAAGTTGTCTTTTCACAGTGTATGGATCATTTTTCTCGTACACACGCCATAATCCGTTGCTGTCTGAGTCTGCGTACACCTTGTCACCTTGTTTAAGTATGCTCGTGTTTTTATCCTTGTAGTCAGAATAGTGTAGACGTTCGTTGACGTTGTCCATTGAATTCAATCTAACGGACACAAACTTGTAGATATTTCCGTATGTGTCTGCTGTCGATCCGTCCTCCAGTGTTGGTAGGAATGACGTTGGACCATTATAATCAACCACCACTGTCTTGTAGTCTGTTACAGATCTTACTGTGTACACCTGGTTTGCCTGTTCGCTCTCGCTGTTTGCGATTGCAAAGTAATCCGGCAGAGACGTAGGTGAGCCTGCGGACAGGTTGTGTGAGTCGGTGAATATAATTTGCAGTTGTTCTCCATCATTTATAGGAGTTAGAGATGCAATTTTAAATGGTGCTGTCGTTATTCTTAGAACGTCCCAATCATTGTTGCTTTTGTTTGCTATCCATACCAGATCGTTTGTTGTCACATTGTTAACATCAAGTTGCAACAAATCGTCTATGTTAAAGAAAGTGTGCTGTACCTGTGAAACTTGAGGATAGCCTGCAGTGGCATAGAATCTAACACTGTCTCTGTCAACACCCACTGTGTCATAATTGTATCTTGCAAAAGTACTGCTTGAAGAATAATCTACTGGTTTGGAATACATATCTCCCTTGGCCACGTACAAGGATCTTGTGTATGACCTTGTGTCGTTGGTTGTGTCAAAAAATTCAAAACTTTGCCTGTTGGACGTGATTTTTGCAGGATCCAAATTCACTTGTATGCTCTCCAAAGAGTCGGAGTTTCCGAACTTGCCAGTTCTTATCATCCATTCTGGATATATGTCAAGAGAAATGTCCTGATTTTCATAACGTGCCTTAAGCAGTTTGTTGATTGCATTTTGCGTCCCTTTCTCGCGGATATATCCTTGATAGAACTTGTACTGTGACACGTCATTTACAAAAAGATTTTCCAAATAGTCTCTTGACTGGTAACCTATCAAATGCTGTGCAAGACTTTGTTGGGACTGATCAAAATTGTCTGTCTCTAGTTCGTAGAAATCGTTGAACTGTGTAATCTTGTAATCAAAGTTTGGAATCAACTGAGGTTTTGGTTTTTCAAGTTTGTAATTCCAATTTGTGTTAATGAATTTTGTAGACGAGTTGTGATTAGTTTTTGCTACATAGAACTTGCCTTGATATTCTACAGAATCACCAATTTTATAATCGGTGTTTGCAGTCCAGTACGTTACGTTGGCCGCATCAAACATGAATCCAGGTGCATAATAGTCACCATTCCACTCACCTGTTTTCCAACCAACAAGTTTAAGTCTCTGTTGCCTGAATCCTGTTTGTGGTTCGTAAATTATGTCAGAGAACACTGTCTTGTTGTCAAAAATAAGAATGTGTTCCTTTTGCACTGTGTTTAGTGCTACGTTGTACAAGCCTTCGTTGTTTTTGATTGCAAGTTCGAATGTCTTGCCCAAGCGTTTGGTGCTTACATTTTTAATGTCAATTTTTCTACCACCTGCATCCAGCAATGAATAGTCTCCGGCCAGATTTCTCAACCTTCCAACTATTGCGTTTTCGGTGTCTAGCGTGAAGCCGTCAGCACCTGGTGAAACAGTAATTGCCGAACCGGCGGAAAGTTCTTGTGTAGTCCAAAAAAGAAATTCACGTGCGGCATTCTGCCAGTTCGTAATTTCCTGCAATTCTTTTGAAAACTTGTCGAATTTAAATCCTTGTGATTCCAACCACTTGCCGTGTCCTAACAAAAAGTCAACGACATCTTGTATGGTGTTAAAAACATGACCATATGGTATTGTCTGCACATCGGGCTGGTACTGAGGGTACGTTGCGGCTGTGACGCCTGCTACTGATATTTTATTGCCATCTAAATTTTTACGAGGATAGAAAAAATTGAAGAAAGGTTTGGTTGTTGAATAACCTAACACTTTGTATCCACCAGTCAATGTCGACCCATCTATAGACAAGTCTGTGTTAAGTTCTATCAATACTCCAGAATAGTTGAAACTTTTTACAGGATTTGAAGTTCTAAACAATATTTTATAGTTTTCATCCGGAATAAATTTTGATCCTGCTGTTGATCCAGGCGAAACAGAATCGGTTAATACTTTTAAGTTGTCCTTATCTGTAAAACCACCCAACTTGTATGCAAGTTGAACTTTCAAGGCCTTCATTTTCATATAGAAAAAAGTATTTGGATCTAAACTTTTTGAAATTAGATAGTTAATCACAAAAGGTTGATAGCCAGCGGTCGCAGTCCTTATTGTTACCCCTGTTGCGTTATTTGTCTCTGTCTCTATGTGATATTTTGCAGTTGCCAGTCTCTGTCTTATGCCCGTGATTGTGTCAACTAGGTTACCGGAAATGTTTCTAGTTAGTCTGGAATTATCGAAATATATTCCAAAAAACTTGCAAGGTTTAGTCAATGCAAGTGTTTTGATTACAGTAAACGGATATGCCGAGGATCTTCTCCACGCCGTCTCTGCAGGTGCTTGGTCACCAAACTTCCAAGAAAGTTTTCTGTTAGGAACATCAAACCTATATATCAATCCTATCTGCAAAGGATTTAGAAGTGTTCCAGACTCATCAACCGGTAGGTAACTTGAAATTGTCGGTTTGCCATATCTTCCCGGCTCTGCCGCCAGTGCGTCCCACAACACTGTGTTGCCTGACGTGTATGGTGCTGATCCATACTTGCTTTCCCAATCACTTGGTTTTTCTGAATGGCCAAACATTTCCCAAGGTCTCACGTGTGGAGCGTCTGTGTCATAGAAATATTTGTATATCGCTCTCCAGTATCCTGGAAGTTTCTCCTTGTTCTTTGTGTCGGTTGAGGCGCTGTAATTGTAAGTGAACGCTGAACCTTCAGAGAAGGCAGTATTGTTTATGTATTGCACATTGTTTCTGCCTGCCCACACATAAAAGTCAGGACCCATCACTTCATTTATTTCGGTCAGTGTGTATTCTGTCGAAGTGAATGCAGATGGCGTCACGTCACCTATGTCAAGTAGTTCTGAATCATATTGTGTTTTGATGTTGTTGTAAATTCTTTTTTCAAATTCAAGTATCAGGTCATCTCGCTCGTCACCGTATGCCTTGATAACCGAACCATCATGCTTTCTTATTACAGTTTGACTTGTTATGTAAGTGTCGTCTGTAAACAATTCAGGTTTGTATTTTGGATACATTCCAAGTTTGGTTGGTGTAGGTGGCACGTAACTGCCTGTTGTGTCCGAGTAATCTCTGATCTTTACAATGTCTCCTGCTGTCAAGGACTTGCTTATGTCTATGCTGTCATCTGTCGTGCTTACAGTGTAGTCTGTATCTTTGATCAGTTGCACATCATTCACATACACATACACTGCCCTGTTGTTGGGTGCCGTCATTGCGTGTACAGAATCTATAGCGTATTCTGTTTCTGTGGGATCCATCACTGTATATGTTCTAAGAGAAAAGTTTTCTCCAACACCCATCATGTCTTCGTAATAGAATGGGAAGGAACTGTTACGTCCTTGATTTATTCCCGTGATTATTTCATCAACTCTGTCAGCCGCCAGTCCCTCATATGCAGTGCCTACAGCGTAAGTTAGGAAAGCGTTGTAAAATTTTTCATACTCTCTTGAACAGTATTCGATTGCAGTTATCACATTGGCTTCTTGGTCTATCAATCCAAATATCCCCGCCAGCAATGAACCTTCGTGCTGAAGAATAGTACCGCCTTTGAGTCTTGCGTCTGGCTTGTCTCTAAGGTTGGACGGTTGTAGCACGTCTCCTGTGAGATCTGAATTCTTTTCGTATATGTCCTGTAGATGTTTTAAGATCTGGCCGTAAGTGTAGGTGCCCAATTCCTCATTTGCCGGATTAGTTGATAAATTCTCAGGTATTTCATATACTCCTTTGTCAGCAATTTTAGTTGTGGCACTATGGGCGGCTATCCTGATTTGATCTCCCACTTCAAGTTCTTCAACAAACTTGATGTACTTCCTAGTTGTTCCGTTTTCCAGTGTGTAGTCAGTGGTTAAAATTTGCCTTACTGAATTAACACGCACTGACAATTCAAGATCAGTCAAGGACGCAGAATTTTCATAGAAGTCTATAGGAAACAACTGTTTCTCTGTTTCGTCAACTGTGAAAGTTCTTATTACCCTTTGTTTGCTTTCGTTCGTACGCTTGATCCAAGCACTCTGGTGCACGTGGTCACCTGTGCGTTGAGTGTAATGCAGGTGCCCTGTGGCTAATTTTGTTGTTGTTTTACTGTCACCGGACGTATATTTGAATGTGTCTGATGTCCAATCAGATTCGAAAACAATGTCACCAACGTTGTTAATGGTGTTGTATTTGACCTTTATCCCCAACACTGTGTCTTTGGTAGCAGAGTCCGAAGTTTTGTACTCGAATATGTTTGCTCCGGCAAAAGAACTGTCTGGATATGAAACAGAATCTGTAAATGACGTGTCGTTCTCGTCGAACAGATCAAACAAAGGTTGCTGATTTACTTTGGTCTTTGTCTGTGCTGTCTGCCATCCCAGTGTGCTGTCTGCTCCGTATCCCCAGAAATAAGTCTTTCCCTGGTTGTCTGTGCCTAACTCAACAAAAACGCTGTCGCTCAATGCAGGTATGCCGTCCGACTCTTCTGTCAGGTTAATGAATGTTGCCGAATCATCTGACAGCGAAACCATGTTTACTTTGTATATTCTGCCCTTGACAATTGGATCACTGTCATTGGCGAAGATAACACGCATTCCGTCCTGCAGTGATATACCGTCTACTATGTAACCATTTTGTCTGACTACGTCAGAAAATGCATCTGTTGTTACGGTGTCAAACAGTGCTACCGATGTCTTCGCTACGGACCCGTGGTTGTATAGTCTTATGCCAGAATCAAATTCAATAATTGGCCTCTTGGCTCTGTCTGTTTCTAACAGCGTCGGTGTGTATCCTATAATTTCCGCTGTCTGTGTTATGACATCTTTGTGGAACCATCTGTTGTATCTCGACCAAGCATTTTGATCTGGTGAGTCTCTTTTTATTACAATGTAATCTAGTGCCTCTGGTCTATAAAATGCCTTTGCGTATGGCCTTGTGTCAAAGTCAACCGAGTCGTACAAAATTGTTGTTTCTGTTGCATAACTTTCAGGCGTAATTAGATCAGTGACGTTTGTCAAAGTGATTTGGTCTCCAACACCTTCCACGTAGTATTCCTGTCCTGAGTACTTGCTGTCTGAAACATTAGTTCCAAATTTTATCTTCATGCCATTGGACAGGTCTAATGTTCTCAAAGAATAATTTTTAGTGCCTATGATATGATCATCGACATTAATTTTTGTTGACGTTTCTATAGATCTAATGACCAGTATGCCGTACATTGTGTCGTGTTGGCCACACTGGTAGTACAACACGTCAGGTGCTGTTGTTGGAACAGTGAAAGTCACGGTGCCTTCTGCGGCTCCAGAATTTGTGACTCCTGTTGTGTAGTGTGTTGAGGTTGATCCGTCTACATCAACTCCGGCCTTGTATGGCTCTGTCATAATATAGAACTGGTGACCTTTTGCGTCTACGTCAAATTTATAGGTGTTACCTCTGTAAAGTGTGATCTGTGGATTTCGTTGGTTCTCCATGTGAGGCAGTTTCCATGCCTTCTCAGAACTACCGTCGTCTGGCCATACCTGTACTTTGTATGTGCTAGTGGCGGTTGGCCCAACTCCGTCTATGGTGATTGGGTTTGGTCCATCCGGCAACCAGTAGTACTCTCTGTAATTGATCAATTTGTCAAGGTCAACTGCAGGATTCCAACTGTACACTGTGTCTTTGTTCAACCTGTCATGGTTGTTTACCTTGCCACCAAAGTATTGTATTTGGTTAATTAAGTCATCGTACAGGCCTGAGAACTTGACTTGGTCTTCAGGATTGACTGATGTTGTATCTCTGTCCGTGTAAGTTACAGCAGGCTCCAGTTGATAAGAAAATCTATCTCTGCTGGTAGCAGTTAGATATGTGTCAGTGTTTTTCCGCGTGTAAGCATCTTGCCTTCCTATGAAACCATCGAGCCTTTGTAGTGATCCTTTCTGTACCAATGGATCCAACGTACTTCCAAGGAATCTTTGGTTAGCATCTGTACGATAGAAAGCAGGTAAGTGAGCAACCGTTCTTCTTATTTCAGTCTTGCCTTTGCCTTGTGATACGACTTCTTGATTTGTTTGTGAATTAGTTGGATTGTCTGCCATTAGTAACCTGCCCCACTACTGCCTGAACTTGATGTTGATCCAGAGCCTGATCCTGACCCTGACCCTGATGTTGTAGTGGTGCCTGTTACTGCTGAACTGGTTGTGGTGTTTGTCACAGTGCTTGTTGATGTAACCACTGTGCCTGATGCCAACAGTTGGTTGGCTCCTAGGGCATCAATAATAGAAACATCATCAACGGTGGCCCCACTGATAAAAATTTCGTCTGCCGCACTTGCAACCTGGAACAGAGACCCAAATGTCTGTCCTGACTGGTTTGGCACAATGACCACTGTGTTGAGGTCGGGTGCCAACTGTTGGTGTACGTATGCGGCCAATTCTGTGAAGTAAAAAGTATCTCCGAAATCCCAGTTGTCTAGTGCAAAGAATTCGTTGATTGCTTGTATTACCCTTGTCTTGATCACAGCGTTAGTAATGTTGCTGTTTGTGTTTTTAACAACTTTAAAAGTTGCCTGTAGTTCTTCGTCTGCGTTAGTGCCAAATAGTATTCTGTATTTGACAGGATGGTAAACTATCTGATCTGACAATGACTTCAATGGGTTCAATACACCTGAATAATTGATACGCAACTGATCGGGTGTGCTTTCTTTAGGTTTTGTGCCACCATCCTGCAACCATATTCTGTAACGGTTGTCGTAAGTCCTTTCTAGCAGGTAAACATCGACTATGTTTGACACACTAGGATCGATTCTAGTCTCTTGTCCTGCATGGTGTTTGTATTGGAAACTTAAAGCACTCCGACCTCGTCTGGCAATATAGTCTGTGGTTGTTGTAAGAGTGTTTGTTGTAGAACTGTATTTTTTCACAACATCCTCTGCTTCGTCATAGAAATAAAACAGTTGTTCGTCTGTGTATGTTGAAGAATTTAAATTTATGTCAGATTCGTTCTCAGAAACAACAAAATTTGATGCCGCGTATGGTCTGAATCTTTCAATGTTGTCATAGGATATGTATTTTTCATAGAAAACAAATTTTGTTGTTGTCGATGTATTAGGTTCAACAATTATATCAAAGATATCAGGATTGTCTACTATTCCGTCGTCGTCATCATCAAAAAATCCAACCTTAACTTTCCTATTGTCTTGAAATCCGTCTGACTCTGTGACTGTGTCTACCACCTGCCAAGTAAGTGGATAGCCGACGCTGTTGCCTGTTGAAACAATACTGTTTGTTTTTAATAATTTTACTGTGTCCTTAACACTCTTTCCTGTCTTGTAATCGTAAATTTTTTCCTGTGCATCGTAATGAAATTTGTTTTGAGACTCCGATTCAAAAATGTAATCCAATGATCTGTACGTGACTGTGTATGTATTACCGTCATTCGTGAATTTGAACCACCAACTGGCGTCAACGTTCAAACTTGTTGTGTCTCCTGCACCTGTAAGTGAAAAAACGTTCGACGTGCTTATGTTGCTGGATGTAATCACTTTCCAATCAGATGAGTCAACATCGTACCTCAAACCAAAAGTTTCAAACGCTTCTATCCTATCTATTAAATCTGTTTTCAACGCTGTCGTAAAAGTTGTTGTCAGTGTAGGAAATATCGTCGACAGCACAGAACCGTCTGGAATCTTGTCATTGAGAGTTATAGGACCTAGACCTGATTCTAGATTACCAACTCCGCCATTTGCACCATCTCCCTCCACTGCTCCAATTTTTGCCCACTGCCTGTCCTCTGCGTTGTCTGTTCCTGCCGTGACCAAGGTGTCGTTCAAAAACTCTCTTGTGTCTGGTGACGTGAACTTAATCAGTGAACCAACTTTGGCATATTTGAGATTTGAAGTTGCAAAATCGCCCACAACCAACGCACCGCCAGAAGTAAAAAACCCTGTGTTAGTGTTTGTTGTTGTAGTGGTTGAATTCCAAGTTGCGTTCAGCGAACTTAGATCCTTCGTGCCATATTTTAGATAGTAAAATTGTCTTGCATATGCTTTAGATAATTTTGCCTCAACGTTAGTGTTGATTGTGTCTAATATTGTGTTTCTATTTGTGAAATTGAAAGTAAATGTGTTTAATTTTTCTTCTCTGTAAAGTATTCCGTCCTCTGCGAACACACTCACGTTTGAGTATGCGCCTGTTGGATCAAGTATTTCTTTTGCCCTGCTTATACCAGATGCAGATCTGTTCACAGATCTAACTTTGATTATTTCCTGTGAAGCACTCAAAGGCACCACTTGGTAGTCCTCTGCTGTGATCATTCTGTTCTGTGAATAGTATGTCTGTGAGGCCTTTTCTCGTATAGAATCATTTGATTCAGTAGCCGCGGAATTGTACACAGAGCTCTTGAGGCTGGCTGTAATAGTCAGCGTCTGTTGTGCGCCGTTTGCATCTGTGTATGGCACAGGAATCTGTATGTTCTGCATTTCTGCTGATTGGATCGCGTACTTGGCATTGTCACTGGTTCGGTAGTACGTAGTGAAACTTCCAAGCGGTAGGTTGGTGAAGTTACCATCTCCAAACACTAAATCAACAGCATCGCCGGCCTTGGTCACAACATTGTAAATGTTTCTCACATTTTTAGCCAATGAATTGTATATGGCATTGTTGCCCTCCAACGCAGGAACCTGTGTCCATTCCTCAAGTATCTGTCCGAATTGGTCAGTCTTGTATAGCCACAAGTCTGTGTTATTGATGTTAACTGCGTTTATTGATTTAACGAAATTAGTTGTAGTTGTATTCACTGTGAAACTGTTTGATTCTAAATTTCCTTGTTTGAACAATAGAAAGAACCCTGTGTTATTTGACGAATCGCCTGCGCCATCAGTCCTGTATGTGTATGTCAATCCTGTTCCTGGGACCGGCGCAGATTCATATATAGATTCAGAATCATTTATAGACGATGGCACAACTTCAAATTGCCTGCTCACGCCGCCGACCGCTTTTGCAAATTTAAATATCGGTAGATCTAATTGATTGGAACTTAAAGTGTATACCTCTGTTGACACACCGCCAATTGTTCCAGACTCTCTAGGTTTGCCAAAAAGTTGTCCGGTCTGGTTTGCCGCGTTCAATACTGCTATGAATTGATCTCTGTAATTGGAGTTTGCACTGTCGTTCCATACAATGTATGAATTTGCAAGGTTTGTTCCGGAAGAATCTGAAACATCCTGTGTAGTTGTGATTGCATCAATTTTTAAAAGTCCTGTTGCGGGTTGATTTCTCTTTGCGTTGTAACTGATCAATCTGGCCAGTCGCAAAACTGAATTTCTTCTTTCTGCTGTTTCAAGAAAGTTTTCCCTTGCGTTCAAGTCTACTCTGAAAGAAAGTGACTGCGCCACGTATGCAATTAGGTCAATTAGTGCTACATATTCAGAACTCTCAACAAAGTCATTGAAATCATCTGGGTAGTTTTCCTGCAGATACGTGACCATGGTTCTACGCAGTGTTTCAAAATCGTAGGATTTGAAATCTGCCTGTTGGAAAGCCTGGTAGATCTTCCTCCAATCTTCCGCAACTAATAACCTGTTCTGTCTGTCTGTGGTAGCCATTGTATATACAACGGTATTTATATGTTAGGAAATATGCGTATATTAAGATAGACGCAGAAGTTGGTTTTCATCGAAACTGAACCTCAACTTTTCAGTGATGTTCAGTGGTACATAGGTCACAGATGCCTGTATGGATATACCGTGCTGTTCTTCAGTAAGTATGATCTCCTGTGCGGCAATCCTTGGATCTGCGTTCAAATTTGCTGTGATGTCCTCGACTATTGCGTCTTTTAATATGTCCGTCAATGGTTCGAAAATGGCGTCATATATCATTGTGCCGAATTCCGGATTCTCAACACGCTCTCCCTTACGCACTGATAACCTGTTTATCATGTCCTGCTTTGCACATTCGAAATCATAAAGTTTAAAATTTCTCATCTCTGCCCTGGAACTGAAACCCTTGAAGGTGATTCCGCCCTTGCCTGATGTGCTTGTTGATCCTGAATCTCCGTATGCCATATGCTGTATTTACTCCCTAAAATCTGAAATAATTTCTCACCGCACTCACCGCCGATGAAAACTGTCCCTGTATGAAATTCATTGCACCTTGCTTGATCTCATTTTCAATGTTCTCTGCCCTTGACTTCAGTGACTTCAATTTGTTCACATTGAGGTTTACTTTGTCATTCAAATTCACGATCCTGCTGAGTTGTTTGGACACTCCTGTCACGCTGTTTTGTGACAACAGTTGTGATTTGATGTTTGACAACTCATCTGCCGACAGTTCGGGATTGCCTGCCTGTATCTCTGACATCATTTGATTGATCAATT